GATTTTTTTGGTGCTATAGTAGCTCCCCTATCAACTGTGTTTGTTTTTTGTGAATTGCTGACACTTGATGTAATATCATTTGGAAAAGATATAATTATTTCGTCTGCAACAGGATAGTTGCCTTCTTTTCTAAGTTCTTCATATCGGCCATTTACAATTGTTGTTAAACTTTCAGGTCCTGTTTGCAAAATTTCTACAACATTTTTTCCTGTTACAGTAATATCGCTGTAAGTTCTATCAATTTGATCAATAAGTGCTTGTTCGTTCCAAGGAATAGCAGTAACTTGATAAGTTGTGCCACTTGCTCCAATATTAAATTCAACATTGGTAAGTTTCATAGGAATTTTTCTTTGTAAATTTTTTGTATCAACAGTAACAGGATTACCATCGTCATCAAATCCTACAAATTCAATTGTAAGCAAAAAAGGTGCTTGTATATAATTTGTAAAACCTGCTTGTAAAGCAGCAATCTGTAAAGTTTGTAAAAACAAACCCATACTGTAAGGTTCTGTAACTTGAAACTCAATATTAGTTGCATTTGTTAATCTTGTTTTTGTATTAGGAACAACAATTGCTTCTATACTTACATCTTCAATGTAATATTCTAGTTTGCCGCCTATTTGATCTTCAAAAACAGTTGATACGTAGCTTTCGCTCTTACCGCCGCTTTTTAAAATCTCTAATTGAGCTGTTGCACCGATATATGTTTCGTCAGGATAGTTTATTTCCTCTTTTGTCAATACTGCCAAAGTGAAAATACTATTATAACTTGAATAAACGTGTAACGGATTAATCTCTTTGGCCATTTACAGTCCTAATTCTTCTTTAAGATTACTTTGCTTAGGTAAAAATATCTTTGTTCCTGATTTTATATCAAATACAGGATCTTTTATAAGATCCATATTGCGTTGTGCAAACACCCACCACAATTTTGCAGTACCATATAAGTCGTATGCAAGTAAATCCGGTCTGTGATTGTATTGAGGCTCTATCTCATACAAAAGATCATCATCTTCTGCAGGAATAGGAACTATTTCTAATATTCCTAGTTCTCCTGATTCTGTTACAGTTGTTTTATTCCAAGGACTTGTTTTTGCATAGCTAACTGGCATTATAGAAATCCTTCATTTTTCAAATCGCCGTTTACAAACTTGTCTAAACTGAATGATGCAGCTTTGATTCTGCTGTATGTTGGCTGTAATGTAACACTCATAGTTGATAATGTTGGTACCCAACTGTATTCTTCTGCACTTTGCGTATTTTGTGTGCCAGTGAATGAATTTCTAATTGGTACTCTTATGTAATCAACACCATTTTCTAAACTATAGTTGAAGTTTTGCACCACACAAGGTACATTGTTTAGAACATATTGTCCATAACCGTTAACTTTAACTAATGGTGGCGGTGATCCTTTGTTGCTTGTTTCTCCAAAAGCCATTTTTGTAACACTTTTGAAAAAATGCACTGCTGCAATCCAATATCTGCCGTCATCTTCTGTTTGCACTGGAAACTCTCCGGCTATAACAAAAGGTTCAACACTACTACTTTCATATATTGGAAAGGGATAATTACTATGTGTAGGAGCACTTAAATTATAATTCGCTGTATGCTGAAATGTTATGTTAGGCACAAGAGGAAACACCACGTTGTTTGCTGTTTGTGCAAGTGGTGCTAAAATAGGACTTGATCTAAACGTGCTTATATCTGGAACACTTATTCGTACTCGCCAGTCTTCACCTACGGATTCATTACTAGGTTTAAAATTAGCAGTTGAATATTTTGCACTTGCTGGTTCTGCACCTGGTGATAAATTGCGACTACGTAAGTTGCTCATAAACTGGTTTACATTCGTTAAGAAGTCAGATATGCTCTGTTTATTTTGTATGTTGCTTTCACTGCCAACGTTTGTGTCAATGCCTGTAATTGGATCTATTGCCATAGTGATACTCCTATAATGTATTTAGTTGACAAAAATAAGTGCGTAGTTTATAATAGAATTAAGTAAAGGAATAATTATGGCCAAGAGAATCAATTATCTTAACAATAAAGATATGTTAAAAGAAATACACAAAAGCAAAGCTACATTTTGTAGTTATGTTGATCCTGTATATGCTGTGTATGATATTATTTTACCAAGCATAGAAAAGATCAATGTAAGGACTATTGCAGAAGCAAAGAGAAACCGTGCTAAGAAAATGTCAACTGAAGCATATGAGACAGCAAAAGCAGTAAACAAAAAAGTTAAAATGTCAGAATACGAAGTTGACTACAGAACAATAGACAAAAGTTCATTAATATTTAGAGTAATGATGTTTGATCACATTCCAGACGAGCCTGGACGTAAGAAAACACCAAAAACAATAGCAGATACAAAAACAAAACTAAATTTTCCACCATTTCAACACTATAAATTTGACGAACACGATGAACTTGTTTGTGTAGGTAAAAGTCACTGGCAAGGTGGAATGGAAAATGGACATTTTGACAAGACACACGGTAAAGCAACTAATGAACTTGCACGTATGTGGATGAAGTTAGTTGATAGATATGCAACTAGAGGCAATGTACGTGGATATACATACAACGACGAAATGAAAGGACAAGCAATCCTTCAATTGTCACAGATAGGACTACAATTTGATGAAAGTAAATCCAACAATCCTTTTGCTTATTATACCGCTGCTGTTACTAATAGCTTTGTGCGTGTCATTAATTTAGAAAAACGCAATCAAAACATAAGAGATGACATATTAGAGATGAATAATCTTAATCCTTCACACACAAGACAACACTCAGGCGAGTGGGAAGCAGCATTACGTAGAGAATCAGAGCAGAAATAAGGTTGATTTTCTGTAAAAACTAAGCTATACTGCTAGGGAAGTGGAGAATATTCGTGTTTAAAAAAGCAGCAGTGTTTACTGACATACATTTAGGTATGAAAGGTAACTCACGTGTTCATAATCAAGACTGTGAATCATATATTGATTGGTATATTGAAACAGCAAAGGCAAATAACTGTGAAACAGGACTCTTTTGCGGTGACTGGCACCATAATAGGAACAGTTTGAACCTTACAACTATGGATACAACCATTAAGTTGTTAGAAAAACTAGGTCAAGCATTTGAAAACTTCTATATGTTTGCAGGTAACCACGACTTGTACTACAAAGACAAGCGTGATGTAAAGTCAACAGAGTTTGCAAAGCATATTCCTAACATAACAGTAGTGGATGAAATACAAGTTATTGATGATGTAGCACTAGTTCCGTGGTTAGTAGGTGATGAATGGCGCCGAATGGAGAAGTTACAATCTAAATACTTGTTTGGACACTTTGAATTACCTAGTTTCTATATGAATGCAATGGTACAAATGCCTGATCACGGAGATCTAAAAAGCGAACACTTCAAAAATCAAGAGTATGTGTTCAGTGGACACTTCCACAAGCGGCAAAAGCAAGGTAAAATACATTACATTGGTAATGCTTTTCCACATAACTATGCAGATGCTTGGGATGATGACCGCGGTATGATGATATTGGATAGAGAAAACAATGCTGAACCAGAATATATTAACTGGCCAGCGTGTCCAAAGTATCGTACAGTTAAATTATCACAGTTAATTGATGAGAAAGACACACTGATCAAGCCTAATATGTACTTGAGGGTTACACTTGATATTGATATTAGTTATGAAGAAGCCAGTTATATTAAAGAAACATTTATGGAACAATACAAGTGTAGAGAAATAACACTTATTCCACAAAAACACATTGAAGAAATAAACACAGACTTGGATATCGAACAGTTTGAAAGTGTAGATCAGATTGTAAGTAATGAGATTCAAGCAATTGACAGCGAACAGTTCAATAAAAAACTATTATTAGACATTTATAACGAGTTAGTATGATAAAAATTAAAGATCTCACAGTAAAAAACTTTATGAGTGTGGGTAATGTTACCCAGGCAGTTGACTTCAATAAGGAGCAACTTACTCTAGTGCTTGGTGAAAACTTAGACCAAGGAGGTGACGATACAGGATCACGCAACGGTACAGGTAAAACAACAATAATCAATGGATTATCCTACGCCTTGTACGGCCAAGCACTAACAAATATCAAGAGAAACAACTTGATTAACAAAACTAACAGCAAAGGTATGTTAGTTACACTAAATTTTGAAAAGGGCAACAACAAATATCGTATAGAACGTGGTAGATCACCAAATATACTCAAGTTTTTCATAAATGATCACGAACAGCAAGAAGATGTCAACGAATCACAAGGTGATAGTAGACAAACGCAAAAAGATATTGATGATTTACTGAATATGAGTCACGATATGTTCAAACACGTTGTTGCATTGAACACATATACAGAACCTTTCCTAAGTATGCGAGCAAATGACCAACGTGCAATCATTGAACAGTTGCTTGGTATAACAATTCTTACTGAAAAAGCAGATTTACTGAAGGAAAAAGTAAAACAAACAAAAGAATATATCACAGAAGCAACATTAAAAATAAATGCTATCGAATCTAGTAATAAAAAGATTGAACAAAGCATTGAAACGCTTGCAGGAAGACAAAAAGCGTGGTTTGCTAAACAAAAACAAGATATAGAAAAGCTAGATAAAGCAATTGAAGAATTAGAAAAGCTAGATATTGAAAATGAACTCGAAGCACACGACAAATTAGTAAATTGGACTGAATTAAACAATCGTGTTACAAGTCTTAACAAAGAAAAAGCAACACTTGAAACTGCACTTATGAGAGCAACTAAGACTGTTGACAAAGCAGAGAAAGATATTGAAGAATTAGTTGATGCTATTTGTTATACTTGTGGACAAGAGCTACACGCAGATAAAAAAGCTGAGATTGAAAAGAAGAAAACAAAAGAACTGAACGATGCACTTGCATATCAAACAGAAGTTGCTGATAAACTAGAAACAACAATGAATTTATTAACAGATATAGGTGATATCAACGGGCGTCCAGATACTTTTTATGAAAGTGCAAAAGAAGCATATGAACATAGAAACAATGTAGATAACTTTCGTCAAAGTTTGGTAAGTAAACAGCAGGAAGAAGATCCTTATCAAGCACAGATTGACGATTTAACAAATACAGCTCTTCAAGAAATTGATTGGCAAAGTGTAAATGACTTGACTAATATAAAAGAACACCAAGAGTTTCTATTGAAACTGTTGACAAACAAAGATTCTTTTATACGTAAAAAGATAATTGATCAAAACTTGGCATATTTGAACAACAGGCTCACTTATTATTTAGACAAACTAGGCTTACCACATCAAGTTGAATTCCAAAATGACTTATCAGTTGAGATTACACAACTAGGACAAGATTTAGACTTTGATAACTTGAGCAGAGGCGAACGCAACAGGCTAATACTAGGAATGAGTTTTGCATTTAGAGATGTTTGGGAATCATTATACCAAGGAGTAAATTTATTATTCATTGATGAACTTATTGATAGTGGTATGGACACCGCAGGAGTTGAAGGAGCATTGGCTGTACTCAAAAAGATGGGTAGAGAACGTAGAAAAAATGTTTTTCTTATTTCGCATAAAGACGAACTTGTTGGAAGAGTCAATCACGTAATGAAAGTTATTAAGGAAAATGGATTTACATCATACGAGAACGATGTTGAAATTGTAGAATGACAGACGACACACACGACGAACTAGTAAAAACATATTTAGAATATTTTAAGGCAAACGAAAAGTTTGAACAAAGTCCTAGTGAAGCAACAAAACGCAGTGCTAGGAGAGAACTTAGAAAACTTATTACATTAGCAAAGGCAAGACAATTAGAAATAGCAAAAAAATACGAAGAGGTACTTAGAGGCTACAGAGAAAACCAGAAATGGCAGACAAATAGAAAACATCCATATACATAGTTTATGCATTGGACGTACAAAGGTAAAAAAGTAAACACTATCGCAGATGAATACGAAGGCTTTGTGTATCTAATAACAAACAAAAAGACGAAACAAAAATACGTAGGCAAGAAGTTAGCAAAATTTAAAACAACCAAGCCACCATTAAAAGGCAAAAAGAACAAACGTCGAGGCTATAAAGAAAGTGATTGGCGTGAATACTGGGGAAGTTCAGATAAACTGAACGAAGATGTAAAACAACTAGGCGAAAAAAACTTTACTCGTGAAATACTTTACTACTGCAAAAGCAGAGCAGAGATGAGTTACATAGAAGCACGAGAACAGTTTGATAGGCGAGTCTTAGAGACAGACGAATACTACAACGGAATCATCAATGTTAGAGTTGGTGGATCAAATAAACTACGCCAGGCACTACTAGAACAAAAATAGGCTATATAACGAGCTCTGAAAAAATCCAAGATCCAGCCGAGGTAATGCTCGTCGCCGGTGGTGTGGTATGCTCGCGTGAAGAAACATACGATAGGTTTTAAAGGATTGTGGCTCTGAGAAAAAGCAACCACAGGGTAAGTGTTTTCGCTTGTTAGGGAATTACTGCCTTCCGTTGATATGACGAAGCTAGAGTAGGAGGATACAGGTCAACCGCCTCCGACTTACGCTACACCGTATAATTTAATTTTATACGCTACACCGTAAGAATCTCTTTTAATAAGATGGCTGAAGCGACTCGAATAATGCTCAAAAGCTACCTTCGCCCGGCAACGGGCGAATTATGACTTCACAATCTGAATAATACTAAAAGCATATGCATAGCATATGCCTTATTAATATTGTTATCAAGAACTAATGATTCGTGTTGAGTGATAACGAAAACACAGTTGAACGTAGTTCAACTAATATAAACTAAATACATTATACAGCTGGAACACTTATGAATGAAATTAGTTGAATTAATATCCGAAGAAAAAATTATAATCAAAGAAGAAGCTATCAAGATTGAGCCATTGACAAGGTTGTCTGTTGGTGGTATAGATTATAAATGGAATGAAAAAACTAAACAATGGGTAGATGCAAAGACAAACAATCCTGCTAAAGCAGGTGTTGCTGCTAAATTAACAAAAACATATAAAGGTTTGAATGCAAAACCTAATTTTTCCGATCCAAGTAAGGCAAGAGCTGTTCCGGTTAACAATGGATTTTTGGTCAACTTAAAAGATCAAACCTTTAAATTTACTACAGAAAAAGATGCAAACAAGTTTATTACCAAATTAAAAGGTGGTAAATCTATTCCTACTGCTCTAAAAGATTTCAAACCCGAGTCTTTCAAAGAATTAGGTAGAAATGCATTTAATAAATTTAAAATAGGTGTATCATTAACTGCTGAACAA